CCTGCATGGTGCAGGACTCTGGAATCCACCAATTTCATGGCGGAGGCCAACATGAGTGACGTAGTAATCATATCTGGCTCGACCACTGAAGACTTATTCCGTGAATATAATAACGGAAATACGTGGGATCCAAATCCCAACGTGAAGTCATGGGGTCGAAACACCCTTAAGTGGAAAGATTCCATCAATGATGGTTTCTTCGAACCAGGCGCTTACCGCGTCAATCCTTACTCTGTTGGGAGCTATCGAAGCGTTAAAGATATATTGTCTTTAATGTACGATAACTCAGCACTTGGCACTGCGACAGATTATGTCACAGTTCAAGGAAACCCATTCGGGTACTATAGTATCTACTTCATAGATACCTATGGTACTTGGGATGATCCTTATCATGCTAAACTCGCATTACAGCGAGCGTATGGTAATGTTAACGCCGCACTTCTCGGCTTAGGTACAGAGCTCGGTGAATTATCCGAGACTCTGGCCATGCTACGCAACCCGTTGAAACAGTTAAGGAATTTCCTTAACCATGTCAACTGGAAGCGAGAGAAGTGGCACCTCTTCAACTTCCTGGCGACAGGAAGGTACAAAGGAAGGTCTGGGAAGCGTGCTTTTCAAGCAGCTACTTCGACTTGGATGGAGATCCGTTATGGACTCCGCCCTCTTCTTTATACTATTGAAGAAGTGATGTCATTGATCAGGGAAGGAATTAAACCTCTCGAAGAACGTATCTATAATGCCCGTAGCTCCTCTTCTGGAGTTATTGACAGAAAGACACGTTCATCAATTAATGCAGCCGTGCACACATATACAACTGTGCGGGCTGATTTTAATTGTGAGGTGCAATTCCGAGCAAATGCTAGTGTGCAATATCGGTATAAGGATTTACCGACTGCCCTTGAACGTTACGGGCTGCATGCGACACATCTCCCTGAGATAGCTTGGGAATTAACCCGGCTATCATTTGTTGTGGATTGGTTCCTTGGCATTGGGCCTTGGATCGCTAGTCTTCGCCGTTCGCCTTCTGTAGAATACCTTGGGAATACCCTTGGTAAGAAGGTGACAATGAAGGTTACCGTTTCGAATCTAAAGTATAAGTATGCTTATGATTCAACATGGTATCCTTTTACGGGTTCAGCTGAATGTGATATACGCAAAGACACGTATACACGGACAGTTGATGAAGATTTGGCAGGTCCACAATTCTTCTCATCAGATTTCCTTGACTACCTAAAGTCAGTTGATCTGGTGATAATCCTTCTACAGAACATAAAGTTCTAAAGGAGAAACCTATGGCACTAAGTGGCATAAGTCTGTTGGACGGCGTCACCAGTAATTCATTCACTGGTGGCACGGCTCTCGTCTTTGAAAACGACGGGACACCGGTAGCAACCGGTATTCACGTAAGTGATACCACTGAGACTGATCTTAGATTGAAGAAGCATATCACGTTTAAGAATGTGAATCCTAAACTTCAATCCGACGGCAGCTTTTCAAAAGCACGCCGCTCGATGGTCCTCACGATTCCGTTTGAGCTTGCTGACGGTAGCATTAGCTACCAAGTATTTCGTGGTGAGATTGAATTTCACCCCGAATATGCAGCAACAGCTGGAAACCTTGATAACTTACGTTATTTTGGCGCCCAGGTTCTTACGGATGCTGAGACTGACACCTACTTCGACCACGGTTCCACATCCTAATGGATGATGGAACAGAATCTCTGGCCAGAAAGCCAGAGTCCAAGCCAGAATTTGAACTTTCTGTTTCAGATACTGGCAAGGTCGTGTGGTGTGTAGGAGCCCTCATACGTTTCGTACGATGGCTGTTTGGTAGGAGTAAATAGCTTCTACCCTAACCTTATCTCAGGAGATAATCATGAGACCAAAGGGAGTCGGTATACCAACCGACATACTCGCAGTAAACATCTGGAGATCCCTATACGAGGATTTCGATCTTGGTGGAGTTTTCAAGTCCGCTAAAGAGGCACTTTCGATAGGCGACCTGAAGGCCTACCGTGACAAGTGCACTCGAGAGGTGGGGATAGTTCAACCTCCCCGTTTCAAGCGAATTAAACAGCTTGAAAATCTGCTCAAGAAGTACCGTTTTGAGAGTGACGTTTACACCTCAGAGGAGCTTGAAGTGATTACAAATGAGAAGTACTTAAGTAATCAAGTCAGACTCTCGGAACACCACAAAGGTGGTGTCACGCTACGAGCACACTATGTGCTCCAACGTGCCCGTAAGATTGCAAAACGTATCTTAGGGGATCCAAATATTGAGGAGATTGAACTTCTCTCGAAATTTGGTAAGAAGAGCAGTATCGGTTGCCCATTGAGCCTAGCATATATCGATCATAAATTGACCGATAGCCGGGCATTCACTGGTTCTGCTGCATGTGCGGATTGGTTCTTTAGCAATATCTTGCCTAAGGACCCTATTTTGGACCAACTAGTCCAAAGGATCAGGATAAAACCTGGTCATCCAAATCTGCAACATCGCAACCTCGTCTTGAAGAATGTTCCTAAGACGTGGAAGGTTCACCGGGGTATTACACCCTTAACTCTTATCGATCTCTTTTATACTTATGGAGTCGGTAGAGCGGTACAGAGAAGATTGAAAAAACATGGCCTTGATATCCGTTATTTACAGGATAATCACAGGCGCGTCGTAAGGAAGTTTTCACTTTCTTTGACACATGCTACAGCTGATTTGTCAGCTGCTTCGGATAGTATAACTATCCATCTTCTCTCGAGGATCTTACCCAGATCTTGGTATAACTTGGTTAAACGTGCTTGCACGCACCAAGTCAAGATCGGTGACAGGCTCTTTTATACAGAGTCTGTCTTACCCATGGGCAATGGTCTTACCTTTCCCGTTGAAACTTTGGTCTTCTATTGCATTACGAAGGCCATTGGGGAACTACTGAAAGTGGATGGATTATATTCTGTCTTTGGTGACGACTTGGTTTATCCAAGTAAGATCCATAAGGCAGTTGCCGCCCTCTTTCCAGAGTTCGGCTTAATCCTTAACACGGACAAAACATTCGTGTCATTCCCTTTCAGGGAGTCTTGCGGTGAAGACTTTTACCGTGGGGTTCCAGTTCGATCCTTCTACCTGTCGAACGCAGGGAGTCCACGCCTGTCAGGGCGTGAACTCGAAGGTTATTTATATAGTATCATAAATGGCCTTCTTAGAAGGTGGGACGAGCACGAAATACCAAAAACACTAAACTTCTTGCTCCGAGCTTTAGCTCAGTGCACGTTTAGGGTATTACGTGTACCACCATCATTCCCAGATACCTCTGGGATAAAGGTGGAAGATCCAACACACCGGCTTTTGGGCGAAGTTTGGACTCCGTACGAGCCTGTCAAATTATATTATTCTGACGGGTCACGATGGTTCCAATTTAAGTATCTTCGCTTCGTTGCCAAGAAACGGTTCATCAAGTGTCAAGAACCTTATTACTGGCAGACATTAGCAGGTGATTCTGATGAACCTGAGGGTGAGTTTAAAAGGGTATTTAACCCTTATACGGAAGTTCCTACCAGCTCTGTTGGCTGGCAGAAACAGTCGTATACTCGTTACTTCAAGTTCAAAGGGAAACGTAGGAGAAAAGTTTTCTACAAACTTAGACCTTACGTCTCGTCCCGGATCGTTGAACAAATCCGTCTTCAAGAAAATAAGAAGCGGTCTTGTTCAGACTGGTTGTAAAGGGATTAATCCTGATGGCCGTTGGGCCAGCGCCCCCCCGTACGGGGGGGCATAGGGGTTAATACCTCGGTTATGCTGCG